TCCCGCGAAAGCGGGGATCCAGCACTTTCCAGCCTGACGCCCTGCCTGTCCGTTCTGTTCTTCGCTGGACAGAACTGGGTCCCCGCTTTCGCGGGGATGCGCGGGGCGTGGGTATAGCAACCTCAAGGACATCCATGACCGAAGACGACGCGACCAACCTGGGCGCGGACGACGACCTGTCGTTCGACGCCGGAGTCGATGCTGCTGAAACGGAGGTGGACGAGGGCCTCGATTTTGCGCCGCTGGAGACGGAGGGGCAGGAGGAGGAGCCCTCGCCTTACGAGGACCTGGAGGAGGTGTCGCACAATGGCGAGACCTTCACGATCCCCAAGGCCCTGAAGCCCGCCCTGATGATGCAGGCGGACTATACACGAAAGACCCAGGAGCTGGCGCATCAGCGCCGGTCGTGGGAGGCGCAGCGCGCTGAGCAGGCCGAGGCCCTCGGCGTCAACTTCGCCGAGCGGGCGAGGCTCGTGGCCATCGACGACAGCCTCGAGGAACTCGAAACGCTCGACTGGCGGGCGCTGGAGGCGGTCGATCCGCACGCGGCGCAGGCCCTGTGGGCTGAGTATTCCCAGCTCGCCCAGGCGCGCGGCGATCTGGCCGCGGCCCTGGAACATCAGGGGCGGGAGGAGGCTCTGGAGGCGCAGCGTGACCACGCCATGCGCATTCAGGACGGCCTCGAGGTCCTGGCCCGAGACATCGATGGATGGTCGCCGGAACTGGCCGGCAAGCTGATGCAATTCGGTCATGCCGAGCTCGGATTTTCGCATGAGGAGATGTCCCAGGCGATGGATCCGCGGCTGATCAAGCTGTTGCACCGGGCCTATGACGGCGCGACCCGCATCCATCAGCACCAGCGCGCGGAGGGCATCGCCCGCGCGCAGAGAACCTCGCCGGCCAGGACGCTTCGCGGATCCGGCGGCGGCCTGCGCGTAGCGGCGGACACGTCCGATTTCGCCGCGTTCGAAAGGCTCGCCGACGCCCGGATGAAGTGAGGCCTGGCCGCTTTCCCCCTTCCCTGAAATTCAAGGACCCGATCCATGCCGACCAATAATTTTCTGCCCGCCAAGGTGTTCGCCAACGCGGGTCTCAAACTGCTGAAGAACAACCTCGTGATGGCCAAGCTCTGCGACTCCGAAGGGGTCGACAAGGCGTTCAAGGCCGGCGTCGGCGGCACCGTCTATGTGAAGCGGCCGCCCGAGTTCATCGTCCGCCGCGGCGCCACCGCCAACCCCCAGAACGTGATCGAGGGCGAGGTCGCGGTGAACTGCAACATCCAGTCGGGCGTCGACGTCCAGTTCACCTCCCAGGAGGAGACGCTGAACATCGACAAGCTGCTGAAATCGCGCGTGCTCTCGGCCGCCATGGCCACGATCGCCAGCGACATCGACGGCGAGCTGATCAAGCGCACCTGCGAGTTCCCGAACTGGGTCGGCACGCCGGGCGTGGCGATGACGGCGCCGAGCGCGCTCTTCGCCGGCGCCCAGCGTCTCGACGAGCTCGCCATTCCGGGCAGCGACCGTAACGGCGTGCTCTCGCCCGGCGACAGCTATGGCATCGCCGGCAATCTGTTGCAGCTCGCGGCGCAGCAGGGCGACGTGGCCGGCAACGCCCTGAAGAAGGCTAAGCTGCCGGTGATCGGCAATGTGGACTGGTACATGACCCAGTCGACGCCGACGCTCACCACCGGCAACCGCGCGACGACGGGCACGCTGGTCAACGGCGCGGCGCAGAACGTCGCCTATGCGGCGGTGAAGTCCACCCTGACCCAGACCCTGGTGTGCGACGGCCAGGTCTCCAAGACCTACAAGGCCGGCGAGATCTTCACCATCGCCGGGGTCAACGCGATCAACCCGAGGACCAAGGCCGATCTCGGCTATGCGCGCCAGTTCACGGTGGTCAGCGACGCGGCGTCGGACGGTTCGGGCAATGTGACCCTGACCATCTTCCCGGCGATCATCAGCGACGCGACCTCGCCCTACCAGAACGTGACGGCGGCGCCGGCGAACGATGCGGCGATCACCTTCCTGGGCGCGGCCTCGACCACGTTTCGACCGGGGGCGGCGTTCCATCAGACGGCGATCAAGCTGGTGAGCGCCAAGCTCGTCATGCCCTATTCGGGCGAGGCGGATTACGCCACCGATCCCGATACGGGCCTGACCGTGCGCTATTGGCGCTATTCGGACGGGGCGAGCGACACCCACAATCACCGCTGGGACGTGCTCTTCGGCACGGTCAACGCCGACCCGCGCCTGGGCGTTCGCGTCAGCGGGTAACGGCCATCAGGCCCCTCTCCCCCGAGAGGGGGAGAGGAGAAGAACTCTCTCTCCCCTGAACTGAAGGGCGTCGGCATTCCCGGCGCCCTTCGTCTTTTTCCGATGAGGCCCGCCCATGGCGCTTTCCAACTATGCCGAGCTGAAGGCCGCCGTCGCCGACTGGCTGACCCGCGCGGACCTGGAACAGCAGATTCCCGATTTCATCAAACTGGCCGAGGCGACCCTGAACAAGGTCGTGCGGTCGAGCCGCATGACCGCGAGCGACCAGGTCACCGTCCAGGCGGGCCACCGCAACGGCGCGGCGCCGCTCGACATGCTGGAGCCGATCTATGTGCAGCTGGCCGCCGACGAGGACTATCCGCTGGAGCAGGTCTCGCCCGAGCAGCTGACGGTGCTGCGCCGAAGCCGCATGCGCTCCACCGGCCTGCCGCGCTTCTACGCCGTGGTCGGCCGGTCGATCGAGGTCGTGCCGACGCCGGCGACGCAGATCACGCTCGAGGTCGCCTATTACCAGGCGGTGCCGACGCTCACCGATCCGACCGACAGGAACTGGCTGCTCGATCACGACCCGGATCTCTATCTCTACACGACCCTGCTGCACGCCGCGCCGTTCCTGCAGGACGAGGCCAGGGCGTCCCTGTTCGGCAACCTGCTGGCGCAGCAGGTCGCGGCGGCGGTGCAGCAGAACAAGACCGTGAGCCTGGATAACCGCACGCCCGGGCCCTCGCTGAACAGCCCGTCGGACATCGGCGCGCGATGACCTATTCGGAGCTTGCGGCGGCGATCGCCGCCTGGATCAACGACCCGCAGGTCGAGCCCTCGATCCCGACCTTCGTGGCCCTGGCCGAGGCGGCCATCAACCGGCGCCTGGCCGAGGCCGACGTTCCCGGCGCCGTGGTGCGCGCGCGCTGCGTCATCGACGGCGAATATAGCGAGGTCCCCGACGATTTCGCCCGGCCGCTCGGCCTTTCCCACGACAACGGACAGGATATCGACAATGTCACGGCGGCGAGCTTCGCCGCCTTGCGGGCCGCGGACCCCGCGGCCAGGGGCGCGCCGGAGCGGTTCACGGTGGCGGGGCGAACCTTGCGCTTCCACCCCGTTCCGGACCGGACCTATGCGGTCGAGCTTTGCTATCAGGCGAAGCTGGCGGCCCTGTCGCCGGCCAACGCCGCCAACTGGGTCTCGACCCACCATCCAGACGTCTATCTCTATGGCGCGCTTCTACAGTCGGCGCCGTTTCTGGGCGAGGACGGGCGGGTGGCGACGTGGGGCGGGCTCTACGCCGCCGCGCTCGACGCGATGATGACGGCCGAGGACGCGAGCCTCGGCGCGCGGGCCACGCCGGGCTTGCGCGCCGGCATCCCGCACCGTGCGGAGGCGCGGCCGTGACGCAAGAGCCCTGCTGCTGGGCGCCCGTCGCGCCGCCCGCCGAAACCTGGAACCCGCAGCCGCGCGTCGCGACCCTGGAAGGGGGCGCGTTTCTCGTCATGGAGACGTGCGGCTTTCTGATCCTCGAAGAGGAAGCCTGACATGGCCGACAACCGCAAGCTTTCCGCCCTGCCCGCCGCCCTGGCGCTGGGCGCCGACGACCTGATGTACGTGGTGCGCGAGGGCGGCTCCTGCCGCGCGAGCCTCGGGCAGTTCGTCACCTTCGCCGCGGCGACCATGCAGCCGGCGGCGGCCAACCTCGCCGCGCTCGCGGGGCTGGAGGGTCTGGCCGGACGGCTGGCCTATTTTACCGGCACGGGGGCCATGGCGACGACGCCGACGACGGCGTTCGGGCGCAGCCTGCTCAACCTCGCCGACGCGGCGGCGGGGCGCGGCGCGCTCGGCGCGGCGTCGCAGGCGGGCCTCGACACCCTGTCCTCGACCACCACCAGCGCGCTCGCGCTGAAGGCCGACAAGACGACCATCATAACCGGCGGGGGACTGGTGACCGGGGGCGGAAACCTCTCGGCCAGCCAGACCCTGACGGTGGCGGAAGCCAGCGAGGCCGAGGCGTTGGCGGGCGCCGTCGGAACCAAGGCCATGACCCCGCGCCGGACCAAGGCCGTGGTCGACGCCGCGGTCGATGCGGCGGTGGAGGACCTGCAGGCCAGCCTCGACGACCTGGCCACGGGCCAGGCGGGCGGCGTGGTCGCGGCGGAAAGCTGGACGGTGCTCGCCGCCTATCCGATGGGCGACCGGGTCGCCGGGGACTACGCCAAGGTCATCGGCGCCGACGCCGGCACGCACACCGACCCCGTGGTCGGCGGCACGGTCGCCAACCGCGGCGCCTACCGCTGGTCGGCGTCGCCGGCCGGCTGGCGACGGGTGGGCAACCTGGAGTCCGACGACGCGGCGACGTTTGCGGCCAGCGCGGCGGCGGCGGCGGGGGCGGCGGTGGGTTCCGTCTCTCCAACAGCCGTTCTCCCATCCTGCGTGAACCACTTTTATCCCTGCGACGAAGGTGCAGGAGGTACGCTTCGTGACCTAATGGCTGGCACCGACATCGATATTTCGGCGTGTGATGGCGCAGCTTGGTCGGTCGATGGTGTCTTGTCTCTGACTAGCGACTACTTCGT